GAAAAAACTGAGTCTTGCCTGTGCAGCAGTGCTCGGTCTCGGCAAATATCCAACATTGCGTGCCAAAGAGACTACATTTTCTCTGAGAGTGGCACTATCAATGAAAACCTCATTGCTGAGCATATTTGCATTATATGCTGCAATGTATGTGTTATAGGCAAGTAAATCAATAATAACAGATAGTGTTGATCCTTCAAAATCATAATCAGTAAACGTACTTTTAGAACGTAGATATGATTTGAGAGTATCTTTAACCTGCTCAAAGTCTAGACTTGTAAAGTTTGTAATTGCCATTTATCTTGTTGGTTGTAGTACGAAATTAAGTTCTTGTGGAGAAATATCAAGACCAATAATTGTATACCTAATAGTTACTTCATATTCATTACCATCATAATTTGCTACGCAATTAATACTATTAAGTTCAACTCTTGGTTCATTCAACTTGATTGTAGTTGAAATTTCGTCTTTAATTTGATCAGCAAGAATTGGTGACATGTTATCAAAAAGTAACCTAGAGACTCTAGATCCAACTTTTGGTTGAAAAAATCTTTCACCAGTAAATGTCATTACTAAATTGCGAACAGATCGTGCAATAGCAACTTCATTTTTTAGTGAAATTAGGTCGTCGGTCAGAGGATTTCTACTAAATGATAAACTTAGATCTCTAAATCCTCTACTTACCCTTTCTAACGGCATCAGTACACGTAAACTAGGTATTATCAACCTATTTAGCATCTATATCAGGTAAATTTTCCCTTTCCTTTGCTGTCTTCCAAAAATATTCATCCTCACGACCCATGCCTAGACGTTCAAAACCATTTTCAACACTATAATATTCCGTTGACACCTTAAAATCAGGCATTTTTGGTTCTTCAGGAGTCAAACTATTGTCAAAAATACGAATTCTGTTGTTTGGATACAGTGCATACTGCCCATTATCAAGTTCAATCAGGTTATGGGACTTATGTTCAGCAGGATTTTCACTCGTTGCATAGTCAACTATGTCGGGATCTTGATGATAGTTGTCTAAAGTGCAAACATAAGTCCCTTTTTGGATACCAAAGTCTCTTGTATACAGTTCATAGTCCATAGAACCGATAAATTGCTTCTGAACTGCTACTACTCCATAGTCCATACAGTTCCAAAATTGAAGATTTGGAAGATTCATGTCAGGATCTGGAGTTTTTGGTTCCGATAGAAAGGCACTGATCGGTAATTTATCATACATTGCCGCATATTCTGGTAAATATGTCTCAAAATAAAAAGCACGTCCAGGAATCGACTTTGCCGATACCCAAACGCCCTTAACAAACTCACCATGACCAAATTGATGGTCTGTGAGATATTCTTTTCTAACCCATACTTCCGTTGATGGAAGATTACATATAAGTGCTGCCATTAAGAACAGTTAAGACTGCTCTATTTAACCTCGACCTTGACCACGATAACGCTTCTTACGACCATTACGTGAACTTGCCGAAAGTTTAGTGTGCTGACTCGCACCTTGACGAGTTTTCTTGGGGTTTCCAGGAATAAAGTTGACACCTGATAGACCGACCTTTGAACGTACTGCCATTGAACTCCGTTGATTAGACCCTTATATTATACAGTATCATCTTGGATATGTAAAGGGTCTAATGGGTAATCAAAGACATCTTCTAGGACCTTCTGGATGGGTCTCTGGGTCATTCCACAATGAACATCCTTGAAGTCATGATAACCAAAACAACCTATCTTAAGAACTTCTTCTTCATCTTGTAGATTTTTTGCTGCATAATACTTCTCAAGTAAAGAATCAATACGATTTGAGAAACATTGTGAATTAAAATAAACAGAAGCACGTGCTTGAGTTAATTTCCAGAATGGTGAATCATAAGTTGATCCATAAGAGTAATACCATGATAATGATGTACTATATGATGTTAAATTTCTGAGATAATAATTATTTGTATCCTGATAAGATTGAAGATCACGATTACCTTTTAGGAATTCTGCAATCGATGATGCAAAGTCATGATAATACATCAGAGACAATGCTTCTAATGGTTCAAGAAAGAATAAACGATTACCATTATATGCTTCAAATCGATTTTGTAAGAGTTTCTTAGAGAATCTAGGAGTCCATGAAATCTTCTTCCCTTCTATCTCAGGATCCGAGAGGTTACGGTTGTAGAGGTATCCGTGCTTCGTAATACCTCGATCGGGAAACGGAAGTCCAAATTCCCATCCATCACGAGAAGCGCGGTGAAGCGTATAAGTTACGTCATCAATAGTATCAGAGGTATACAAGATTGCCGCATTGACCGTCTCAAAGATCGGTTTATAATATTCGGACTCATCATCCCACCCCGCACAGTTGACTACGAAGTCATACTCCTTATCATTAATAATAACTTGTTCATCCTCAAAGTCATATCCATCAACTCTCTCTGGATGATAAACAATTCCAAGTTCTTTCTCTAAGTGATTGTGAATGAATGGATTTAATATCCCACTCTCAAAATGGAAAGCAACCTCACCACCATGGAAGTGATGTCTGAATGAATTGCCAGCACCCCAATCAATATACTTAATACCATTCTTATATGACACAATACCTGCATCGGCAAGATCTCCGATACTAATGTCCAGTGTCTCTAAGATGAGTGCCTGGATATGTGGTGTTGTTGATTCTCCAACACTTAAAGGTTTAATGTCTGGATCATAAAAAAACTCTACGTCATGATCATCTTGTATCAGACGTAGAGCAGTAATAATCGCAGAAGTACCTTTGCCTATAATTGCAATTTTCATTCTACACGTTGTATAATTTCTAATTGATCTAAGTCAATATCATTCTTTTCTTCATACCTTTCTATTGCTAACTCATGAAGAATATCTGCTGCTTCTTCATGAGTCACATTAGAATACATCTTGTTACCTTGATAAAAGATGTCGATACTCATTAGATTACTCGGGTCTTTTCGTGTCCTACACGGATACGAGGATCACACCAGATCTCAAATCCTTCTTCCTTTGCATCTAAACAGAATGATACATCTTCTCCACACATGTCTTGTACAGCACCAGACTCAAAGATTTGCATCTTAGGAGCAAACCAGGGATACTCAAGACTCTCGAATACACCATTCTTAATCAGTACCCATCCAAATCCAGTATAGTCTACTGTGAATGGCTTCTTACGATTTGGTAGTGTCTCAATGGTTTCATGATTCATAACTCCACCATTAGAACGGAAGTCATCTTCTTCTAACCAGTGTGCAACAGAAGAAGTCTTTCCATCTTCAGTGAGATACCAACCAGCAACAACTTCCTTCTCAGTACCATCAGCACCAAGAGCACTGTCACAAAGTTGCCAGAACTTCTCAGTATTGAATACAATGTCACTATCGATCCATAGTTGATAATCATACTCTAGTTTGCCGTCCCAGGGTTTCTGAGAAGGACCTCGGAGTACATTTGCACCAAGTACCTTACAACGTGCAAAGTTAACCATGGAAGAGTAATCCTGACTGATCTGGATACTCATGCCATTCTGTACTAGATCAAAGCACAGTTGTACAAAGTTCTTGAGAAACGTAAATGAGCAACCACGTCCAGGTAAACAGAAGACAATCTTCTTACCTTTCATCCTTTCTTTGATTGCATCAATGTCAAACTCAGCAACTACACTCTTTTTCTTTGGTGCATTTGCTTTAACAGTAAATCCTTTTGCCATAGTTTTAGTTAACCTTCAGATCAATTCTATCAGTTTATGTGTTGTTTGTCAATATGATGCTTCTAACATTGATTGACGATTAATAGTGACTGCCTCGTAAGAGAGGTCGTCTACAGTATAGTCAGTTTCTAAGAGGCCGACCATGCCCTTTACAGTGTTCCACGTGGTTGGAAATTCTTCTTCCCTAATATTAGGAAAAAGACATCGGTGCCCTGCGTAGATATGATATAATGTTTCCATATAGGACCAATTTTTTTCTTGGGAAAATTTTTGACGGATTCTGAAACCCATCGACGAATTATATATGCGACTTCTGAGGATTGGTTTATACCCTCGGAATTTTTTTTCTAATCGTTATATCGAACTCTCATTGTCACCTCTGTAGGTTAGGGTCTCTATGCTTTTTTATATACAACCCCCATAATAACAACAACTGCTGTTGACGAACGAATAAGACTGTGCTATACTTAGAAGGGCAGAATGAACTGCCCTCAGTGTTACTTAGTGTAAGTCTTAAGTATCAATACAGTGCTTCAATTGCCTCAAGAATAAGAAGAATATCATTACCATTCTGTGCGGATTCGAGTGCAGAGAAGAGATCAGACTTAGACATGGAAAGTGTTAGATAAGGTGTTCGATTGGTGGGTTTAAAGTCATCACCAGGACTGTTGTAATCTTATGCGAAGATGTAACCGTTGTCGAAATCTTCGGTGATGAATACTTTCTCAGCACCCATCTGTCCTGCAAACTTTCTTACAAACCACTTATAATTCTTTTGGAAGACACCCTCACCAGCAATGCAGAAGGCATCACATAAGGCATTGAGTCTGCTCTTAGTTGTTGTTGTCTGCCAACCACCGTCAAAGATAGTCATTGAATCATCGTTGATTTCTGCAATCTTGTTACCGTGCAGACGTACAATAGAGACACCAGATTCTGCGTCAAAATATACCGAAGTGTTCGCAGACTGCCAATCTTTGTTGTTCTGAACTGCTGCGATCATTTGGGTTTCGATCTTACGCATGAGAGTCGTTTGAGTTGTGTTCCTTTGACTCTCTTATAATACACGGAAACGACCCCCACACAACCGACCCTGTGACACTTCGGCAACTGGTTTATTTGTTTATATTTTCCTCACAGATTACCAAAGTGAATCATATTTATTGGAGAGGTCCTCAATATAACATTCTACCTTCTCTCCTCCCTGCAATTCAAATAACTTTTCCCAGTCAATCTGATGAGGATTAAAGTCATCCATTGCTTCAATCTCAAGAGTGATGCGATACTTTGTCGATTGTGCGTAAGGCATTGTTCTTCTTTGAATTGAGGACTCTAGTATTATAGTTCATCCTGAGACTGTTGTCAAGAATATAATAATAAAAACTCAGAATGTTAAAGAGTATTTATATCAGGGTTTTCATATTTTTTTATCTGGGTGTTGACATTTTCTGCAAATCCTGATAGACTGCAAGTTAAGATGACTATAAGATCAGGTATTTAATAGTATTATAAGAGATACTTTTCCACAGATAATAACACAATAACAGGGATTATACACAGTTTAGATATACTTTTCCACAGGGTTGTTGAAAACCTATAAACAACTCATATACATTTAAAATAACATTTATAATTGAATTTAATCAAATAATGGTACAATTTCAGTGTTTTTACATCCTAATTCCTTTACATGACGTTCCCAGAGCATTGCATCTCTAATATCAAAGAATGTTGCTTCTTGCTTACTCCAATACCCTGACTTCTTCTCTCTCTTGTATACTACACTGAAACGATTGATTGATGCCATAATGTCGAATAACTCCTGCAATAATAAAGCAATTGGTAATCAAGTAAGAGATAAAGATAACTGTTCTAAGTAATGCAATATAATTATCATATTCATTTGTTTTATCATCAGAGAATGATCCTAATGAATACTTCCATATTGTCCATAGTTTGTGTATATTAAGCATAGACAATGTTGAGTGTCATTCTTAAGTTTTCATCTGTTGAATTAGTCCCCATATGTTCATAAGTATTAGGAAAGAATAGTGCTCGGTTTGCTTTACTTTGAACTCTCTTAATTCTACCATGATTGTCTCTTACCTGTGTATATCCATTATTATCATTTAACATTAGAATGCAGATCTTTAATGATGGGGCAGGGAATGATTCTCCTTCTTTTGTATCATTATCAATTACATCTATATGATATGGTTTTTCTTTCAATGTGCATCCCTTTAATGTACCATTGACCTTCACTCTTACAATTGAATATAGATCATTGATATTATGAATAACGGGCAAGATATCATCAAAGAATTCAGATTGTGGTTGGTATTCATTATAAAAGACATGGACTAATTGAGGAATATCATCATCTTCATATACACTAAAATCTTCATACTCCCATGGAATTTG